TTATCTTTATCAGTCATACTATTAGCATTCTTATACCATTCTTGTTTATTGGTCTTATTATTAATAGCTGTTGTTGTATTAGCATCCTCAGCTTTGCTTGTAGTAGAGTTTTCCAATATCTTAGAGAAGTTTAACATGGTAATGCATTTAAAGATATTACTTTCCCTAGAATATATTTCAGTCTTTTTATTTAATAAGAATAATCCATCTTTATCAGAATGGGCATTATAATTTTTTACCACATATCTCTTATTAGGAGTAAATACAGATGGATCTAAATCATGCTTGCTGATAGTTAATTGATTAATCTTGTTTTCTAATTCAGCTTTAAAATTCTTTACTTCATTAGGATTATCGTTCTTTGAGACAATTATCTGTGTTCCAGGTCTACTACTACCGAAGCTACCTCCCACATTCATGTCAGATTCAAAACTACCTATTCCTATTTGACCTATACCGGTTAAATCTGTAATGCTATCTAAATTATTTTTCAATAGTTGCATATCTGTATTGTCTAAGAAGCCACCATGAGACAAATATTTACCAGCATCAGATAATTTATTATAAATAGATTCTCCGGTAAAGGAAATAGCAGATACATCTGTAACCAAAGATACAAACTTACTTTTAATATCACAGGATAAAATATCGTTAAAGCTAGGAAAGAAGGATAATAGATTTTTAGCAAACCCAGTAATAAATCCTATAACTCCTCTAAGACTTCCAATAACTCCTTTAATATTATTAATATACCCTTGCATCTCTGTTACGTTTTCTAATAATTTATTGGAGTTAGCAAATACATCATTAAAAGATATATTGGTACTAGCATCTGTAAACACAGGACTAAATTTATCATAGATAGGTTTTATCTTATTTACAAATGCAGCTGCTTTATCTGCTATAGATGAAACTTTATCCATTGTATTATCTAATACATTTGTTTTAGAGAATATATTAGATTCTGCATGAGAAGAAGCAGAGTATGAGGTTGAATTTATCTTATTTATAGAATTCTTAGTAGACTCTATTACATCCTGTACATTAATCTCTGTAACAGAATTTAAATAATTATCTAGATACTCTGAGTCATAGAATATAGGAGTCAGTTTATTTATATTAGCTTCAAACTTAGTACTCATATTATTTAGCTTTTCATATTGCTTATTGAAGTTCAATAATCCACTTCCGATATATTTACTAATAGCGGAAGTTAATGAGCTTTGAACAATAGGAACATTGATGGTTACTTTACCAGGTTTAGCTCCAGCAGAAGTTGGGAATCCAGATATCTGACCCATTATAGTTTCTGTAAGTTTGTTTTGATATTCAGCTAGTTCCTTTGCTTTGTTTAAAACATTGTTTTTAAATATATCATTCCACTTACTCAACTTCTCTGGGACGTTCCCCATCTTCTTTACCATTTTCTTTATCATTACTTTAAACTTAGATACAATTCTATCTATATATGCTTTCATCTTAGCAATATTAGCATAGCTTAAAATACTATTATCTTTACTAGGATTTATAATAGCATCGAATCTATTTATGATTTTAGATATATCATGGTTTATAGTATAATTTGTATCACTAACTGATACGTCTATATAGTAAGCATTTTGATTTGTATCTATATCCATACCTTCATTCATCATATTAGGATCTGTTATTTCTCTTACATTTAAAAGAACGTCATTATATTGCTCATTCTTCATAGGGAGACCCTTACCAGATTTAGAGATAAGATAAGTACAAATAGGTTCATCTATAAAAAATAAATACTTTGTTGGATAGAATACTTCAACTGAGTTTAGATAATCTACTAGACTGGTCAATGTATCAGTAGGAGGAATTATTAATTGAGATTGAGGTTTATTGTATTGAAAAGGTTCAATAAGAAGATGAAGATTAGTCATATATGAAGATACAATATCCATCATATTCGTATTCATCATAGTAGTATTAGCAACTACTTTATTTGAGTCTATACACTTCTTACTCATAAGACCTATATAAACTTCTTTATACACATCTTTTCTATCTTCCCCATTATTCTCTTTATCTATATAATCTAATTCTTTATAATAGTTTATATCATTAGAAACAAATATAGAATACTCGTCTTCTATATAGGTTTCTGTGGTGGGTTCATCTAATTCGGATGATGAATTAAATTTTTCTATCTTTAAATGCATGGTAGCAATTTTTGCATTCTGTATAATAATATCAAATAAGTTTTTATCTAAACTAACTTTAGCTAACATTGTCGGCATGTTCTTATTTACATAATCGCTTATTCGAATAAGATCTTTAAAATTTTCCGGTTTTATATTTAAATCATCTGAAGGTACTCCTGGAATAACTATCTTCCCAGTAATTTTAAAATTCCATTTTTGCATAAGAGTCGATTTCACCTCCATAAAATATTATAAGTTTGTCATTTAGAATAAAATGGACAGATAACCATCAAGGTTATCTGTCTATATTTTATCTAAGAGCATAATTAGAATTCAGCATGTAAACGATCAAAACATTTATAGATCTTATTGAAAATGGCTTTAATCCGATTAAAGAGATTTTTGATTGTATCATTCTTTAACTTGTTACTTTCAATCTTACTAAACAATTTTTCTACTTTAGAATAAGCAAGAGAAAGATGTTTAGAATCAGAATTGGTAGCATTTCCAGATTTGATATACTTAGAAGCCTGAGTGCACATCTTTTCCAATCCATTAAGATCTTTTGTATATGTGCGAGTAATAACAGCGATAGCTGTATTAATAACCTTTGTATCTGTCGGAGCAGATCCTGCCAAATTTCTTACAGCTTCTTCAACGTTTCCTGCTTCTCTTAATGCTTCTTTAATGAAAGCATCGACTTTATTTACTTTATTATCCATATCAGATGCTTCATTGATTACAAATAATCCAATCTTATTATACTCCTTTTCAAATTATTTTTTAGATATAGAATTTTTTACCTTTATAATAAAACCAACTATAGCATTTAATACTTTCATTATTCCTTTTTTGATGATATTAAAGAATTTTATTGCTTGGTCTTTAATCTTCGTAGTAAAAGATTCATTATCATATTTTTTAGTTCTTACTTTATTTATTCTTTCTTCACACATAGACAAACTATTTTCTAGTCTATGTTTAATTCTTTCTAGAAAAGGAAGTTTTTCAGTAGAATCAGAATTTTCTATATGCTTTTTACAAGATTCAATCATTTTTTTTTCTATGTCTTGAACTTTCTTTTCTGTATCTTTAACAGTTTGTTTAGGCTCATCATCACTATCTAGATTAAAGGCTTGGTTACTATTCATCATATTATCAAAATTATTAAGATCTTCCTCTGTTATAATAGGTTCTACATCCTCATTGTAAGAAGATGCTCCTTCTAATATTACATATAATCCCATATTATATCACCTATATTTTATCTAAATTTATTATGTATAGATGCTAAAGCAGATACAATAGCTTTTACAATCTTCATCAGTATCTGTTTAATTTTAATAAATACCCATTTAATAGCATTCAATACATTTGTTGCAATACCTTTATCAAATTTTAATTCAGAAAGGCTTTGATCACATTTTTTGATCTTTGCTTCTAATTTATCTTTTAATCTTTCTAAATAAGAGAGAGAGATCTCTCTCTCTCTCTCTCTCATCGTATTAATTATTATTTAGATTCTTTTTTGCTACGGAATTTATTCTGGATGGAAGCCAATGCCGAAACGATAGCTTTGATAACTTTTAATAATACTTGTTTAATCTTAGTAAATGCATATTTAAATTTATTACTAATGGAACTTCCACCATTTTTCTTATTTTCTTCTTCCATCTGCTTAAATTTATTATCATATTCTTTAATCTTAGCTTCAAGTTTTGCTTTTGTTTTTTCTAACCAAGACTGGTTTTCACATTTTTTTACAGAATTTTCTGTAGCTGATACGATTTTATCCAAGTCAGAATAATCACCAGTATCTGCTGCTTTTTTGCAAGCTTTACTAAGAACAGTTACATGTTCTGCAGGTTTTGCTACAGTATCATCCATAGCCATATTAAGCCCTTTTTGCAGTTTGCGTTTATCTACTTTACCATCTTCTCCTGCACCACCAGCATATTCGACAGCACCAAGATAGCTCATAGAATCGCCAAATTCATTAAAAACGTTGTGATCTTCATTAAATGTAAATAAACTCATTTATTTTCACCTCATATATGATTTTAAAATAAATTCTACTTAAATTTAAATAGAATACTAAGTATTAACTTTATGTCTAATTATTTAAAATTACTTTCTATTAGTTCTTAACTGGTTTCTGTAGTTATTCATATTATTAGTTAAAGTTTGATTAGCTTGACTTCCTACACTTCTAGATGTTTCAATATAATCGTTTCCTTCTTTTTTATAGGTATTAAATCTAACATCTCTAACCCCGAGTTTATTCATATTATTACCAAGAGATCTATTTTTCCAAGTACGCTGAAGTCTTCCTATTACAGAAACGATAGCAGTTACGATTCTTACAAATATTTTCTTGATTTGAAGAATAAACCATTTTACTTTTTCACCAATATTAGTTCCTGCATTACTCTTAGATTTCATATTGATAGCTCTTAATTTAACATCAAAAGATCTAATCTTTTCTTCTAATCTAACTTTTAATCTTTCCAATCCAGAAAGCTCAGAAGATTTATTGATTAAATTAATAATCTGATTAGCTTTTTCATTAATCTGAGAAGTAACTTGTTGAGGATTGGAATTTTGAGAATTGATAGATTGCTCTCCATTTTGTACCTGAGCTGTAATTTGAACCATATTGTTCATAATAACACTCATTGATGTTTGACCATTATCCCCTTGTTTATATTGACCATTAGTAAATTGGGGGGGTTATTAGGTTGATTATCTTCTCTTAAAACAAATAATCCCATTATTCTATCCCTCTAATTTTATTATAAATTTTAGAAATAGCAGATACAAGTAATTTAAGAATTTTTGTAAAGATTCTCTTGAGCTGGATAAAAGCCCATTTGATAGCATTGATAACTTTGGTTCCAATACCTTCATCTTTAAATTTCAATTCTTTAATTTCTTTATCCCACTTATCTAACTTTTCTTCTAAACGTTTTTTAAATCTTTCCAATGTAGTAAGATCTTCTCTGCTAACTTCATTGCTGTTTTCAACAGTTTTAATATCTCTTTCAATATCATTAGCAGTTTTTTCTACTTCCTGTTTAGCCGCATTATTAGTAACCCCATTCTGGGATTCGGCTACCATTTCATTAGATTTATTAAAAAGACGTTTTACTTTTTCTTTAAAAGATTTAAAAGCATCTGTAACACGGCTTTCTTCTAATGAATATATATCATTGTATCCATATCCTTCATTCATTGTAAATAATGGCATGTCTTTTATTATCCTTTCTTTATTATACTAAGATAATCCTAAAGAATTATTTTTAATATCATTTCCAATGTCTCTATATTTGCTTCCAAATATCTTTGCATTTTTATTATACCCTACTGCTGTATTTAAAGAATCTTTATCATACTTCTTTATTTCTTTTCTATATTTATAATTATTATATTTATCTTTAATAAATCTATGAGCCACTGCTAATGCTTTTACAATAGCTCTAAGTATTTTGCTCAAAACCTCTAATACTAAATCTCGTATTATTTTTATAGCTCTTATAATTTTCTTACCTATAGCTTCATCGCCATATTTAACCATAAATGCATTATTGATTGTTTTTAATTTCAATTTTGTAATATAATTTTCTATACGATGCTGTAATCTTTCTAAAAAGGTAGGATTTGACATTTTTCCTATATATTTAATAATTTCAGCACCATATTCATTTGCTTCTTTTTTTTTCAGATATACTTCATTAGGATTAAATTCAGATGTATGAGTCATTGTATTTTCTATTTTTAATAAATTTTCTATACCCATATTTACAAATTTATGTAATCCTTCTTCTTTACTCAAATCTATTTTAGATGATCTATCATACAGATCATCGTCATTTAGATTTGATAAAACTTTTATATCTTTATCTTCATTGATTACAAATAATCCCATAATTTATCCACCTAACTACGTGTAGCTTCCAAATCATTATCTTTTGCAAGAACATCTGTTCTATATTTTATTTCATTTTCAGCTTTTCTACGTTCTATTTCATTTCTAATATTACCTTTATTAGAACCAGATAATTCATTCTTATATTTGCTATTATAATATTTATCTTTTACATAACGATGGGCTTTGGCTATCATAGAAACAATAAACCCTATTATCTTTAAAAATATTTTTATTATATAGCCTATAAGAAGTTCATATGCTTTGTATATTTTAGTAAATATAGAATCAGTTTCGAATATTTTCTTTGCAAATAGTTCTTTTTTCTTATTTTTAATAAAAAGCTTATACTTTTCTACTTTAGATTCTATCCAATATTTCATCTTTTCAAGAACAGTTAGATTAGAAATATTTTTGATAGCATCTATTGCTTTCTTGCTATATTTATCTACTTCATTCTTGCTCATACTTAATTCATTTGGATTATATCTGGTTACAGAGGACCCTTTATATTTACCAATTTGAAGCCATCCGTTTTCACCATCAAATATTCTAGCAGTACCAGCAATATCTAAGATATTCTCTCTAGCTACTTTTACCCATTTATCTCGTTCTTCTTTACTTTCTGGAGCTCTTGTAAAGTTAAATTTAGGAGATAAAATATTACTATTTATATCTGGCTCGAAATACTTATCTGTAGAATATCCCTCTTCTTGGAAGAGGGATATTTCTCTGTTTATGAATAAGCTCATTTATATCATCCTATATATTAAAGGGTATCCTGATTACCATGTGTTGCTTGAGGGCCTGTTTGAGAGGAGGTTGAATGCCCTCCTTGAGATTCTCCAATTCCAGAATGTGCAGAATTTTGAGGAGCACCAGATACAGGTTGGGTAGCACTATGTGTAGAAGATGAAGATTCAGTTCCAGGTGTTGCAGCTGCTTCTTCTTTAAACTTTACTAAATCAGAAATGCGGCGATATCGTGTTCCTTTATCAAAAGAAGTCTTAGGTTCTGTATGATTAGCTGCAGCTTCTTCTTTAGCTTTAAGGTCTTCATAGTATGCTTTGAAGTGAGCTTTAGCTTTCTTTTCTACAATTTCAGCTTCTGTAAGATCTTTATCTTGATTCAATTCAGCTTCATTCTTTGCTTTGATTTCTTTTTCAAATTTAGCAATACATTGACGAACAAATTCATCATTAGCATCCTTCATCTTCTTAGCAATCTGTTCTTCTAAGTCAGGAATGGGTTTAACTTTAGCTTCATCAACGGCTTTACCACCATTTTCACCATCAACTTCTTTAAAGCCGATTTTCTTTTCAGCTTCACTAAGTTCTGCTTCTTTTTTTAAAGTCAAAGGAATGAATTCTTTCTTAATCTGTTTTGTACCAAGAATTTCTTCTTCAGTTTCTTTGATTTCGAATACAGCTACACCCAATTTGATGCATTTCTTAATCAAATCTGTGCTCAATACAACTTCAGGGGTTGTACCAGAGATACCAATAAAGTTCAAAACTGCTCCACCAGGAGCTACCATTTTAACGTATTTATATTTAGCTGTTGCCATTTATAATTTCCTCTTTTCTTAAAAAAGTATAGTAAATCATTATTATGATGTAAAAATCAATATTTAGTATTCTCTTATCTCTTGGGTTTAGAACCGTATTTTAACCCCTTATTGAAATTTTCTTCATCATCTATCTTTAATACTGTCGGAAGATTTACATTATATGATTTTTCTATAGCACTTAATTGACCATTATACTTCTTATTTTGATAAGAGAGTATATGATTAACTGAATATTTATCATCTTTCTTACCTACATGATTAGCAAGTTTTTGTAATCTTATAGCAATCCAATCTATAATTCTTAAAACAACTCGTAAAAATTTCCTAATGAGATTCTGTTTTCTAAGATCTCTTTCTTTATTTAATTCAGCAAGAAATTTAGTATACAGATTTCTGAATTTAGCAATTTTAGAAGCAAGCCAAGTCTTAGGTCTACTATCTATTTCTCTCTTTATATCAGCAAGACCTTTTCCTCGTAGATCTTTCCTTGCTTGTGTAAAATTTTTTAAAATATCAACGCTTTTAGGGTGTTTAGCCAATGCCACCATATCATCATGGTTATCTAAAAACCCACCCATCACATTATTTGTTAACTCTGACATATCTTCTTCTTCATTTATAACGTTATAATATACAGAAGGAAGTATTGCTACCTCTTCTGATAATAACACGTTTTCTTTGCTATATAATCCCATATTATATACCTCATATTATTACATTTTTCTATTAGCTTCTAAGTATCTTTCATTACTTTTAACTACGTCTTGATAGATGAAGTTTATAATATAATCACCCTTACCTATATATTCTTTATATAGTAAGGCTGTATCCATATTGTATCTTCGTATATATTTAGTTATAGATACATAAAGATTTAGATATTCTTTGGAAACTTTCTCTAATATCTTTTTATGTTTTGTTTTATATTCTTCATCTTTGCTAGAGTTTATCTTTGCAATTACTTTCTTTTTATTTTCTTTAGCTCTTTTAAAATTTTCTTCTAGTTCTTTAGCAAGTTTAGATCTATTGTTATGATGATCCATAATTTCTTCATATACATTTTGATCATAATCTTCTATTAACTTTACAACATTTAAAGTTGTCATAGACTTATGTTTGTTGTAATACTTAGATTGAGATTTTAAATGCTTGATTAGTTTTTCATTTCCATATCCCATTTCTCTAGGGGGTATAAATAGATTAGTCTTAGAATCTATACCATTTAACCATATTTCTTCTTTTGTAAATATAGTTAAAGCCTTTTGTACATCGATTTCTACTACAGGGATACCATTCATCAGATCAGGTGCTTCATAGTATCTTCCTGCAAAAAGTTTATTATCTTCACATTCTTTTTTTATAAATTCGATTTGTGATTTTTTATCTTTGTTGTTTACGAGCATCATATAAAACATTCTTTTTAAAAAATCACTATCTAAATTTTTCATAACTTTTAAATTATGAGTTATTTTAAGATCATCCAAATCTAATCTAGATGCTACTGAACTTTTGTTCTTATATTTCATTATTAAAGATTTTAATCCTTCTATATATTCTCTATATAAACTACTAGGTTTAAGACTAGAATCTTTTTGTCCTTTTTTTAAAACTTTCTCTATATTATTAGAGTCTGAAATAGAGTCTACAAGAAAATTCATATTCATACTCCTTATTTATTAATTCTATAAATATTTTCTGTTTTATCTTCTACTGCATTCATTTTAAGCTCAGCTAAGATAGACAGCAATTGAGAAAAATCGTTATCAGTTAATCTTAGATAATTATAGGTCCCAAGATTAGTTATCATTTTTTCTTTAGCTTCTTGCTTAGCTCTATAATCAACCATTTTTCTATTGTTAGGATTTTTTCCTCCATCTTTAACTTCTATGATTAGATTATAAGGAAGGAGTAAAAAGTCTGTTATCCAATGCTTCTTTTTCCCTTTATATTCATATTCTAATACTGGACCAGGAGCTAATACTTCATCAGATTTATACTCTAGAGTTTTATCTAAAAACTCCATGAGATTCTTTTCATACTTACCAGTATAAGTAAATACTTTACCATCTGACCATTTATATTTACCACTTATCTTTCTATTAGCAAGCATCTTTTCTTGTTGTTCTGGATCATCTAAAAGATGAGGTTTATTATAGATCTTCATCATTCTTTCTCTATAAGTCTTTTTTATAGCTTCATAACATTTAGGATTTCCACAAAGCCGTTCATATTTCTGACGTTTTTCATTCCACTTTGTTGGTTTTCCACATACAGTGCAATTCCCATGACCATCTTTATTATTCACAATATCATACACAAGGCGATATGCCGTATAATTTAAAGGAAGTTCATCTTGATGATTCTTATCTATATGCTTTACTAAATCTTTTCTATGATATGAAGCATTGCAATAAGGGCAAGCATAATTCTTCATTAATGTGACCTCTATTCTTTATACTTTATATATAGGTTTTACTTACAAAAATATATGAGCAAAATAATCATAATATGACATAGCTGATCTATTGCAAAGATCTTCTTATCTAATTTCCTAATCTTACAATAAGAAAGATGCTTATTTTGTCTATTATTTTTTAATATAGTATTATGAACTGTTCTTTTTCCCAAGTCTATAAATAAATGTGACATGAAAAGCATAATAAAAGAAAGTCTACTATATCTATACCATATAGGAATATTTATTATTGTTAGATATCCCATTAAGACTACAGTAGCATATAATAAACAATGAAATACCATTATAAATATAGAGTTCTCTTTTCTTTTTCTTAATTCATCTGGTTGTAATATAAAATCAGCAAAATAGTGAAATGAAAGCATTATAAGTATATCAATAACCATAATTTATCATTCTTCTCTCTTATATGACCA